AAAAGTTCCAACTACATTGATAGCAAAGAACTTGATGCAGGCACATTACTTTGGTATTAAGACCTTTTATTATAGCCTTATAAATAAGGCAGGAAGCAAAGCGGATGCAGAAGAACCTCCTACAATGCTAGATCCAATAGATTTTGATGATGAGTCCGATTGTGAATCGTGTAAACTTTAAAGAGAAAATAAATGTCACAAGCACAATATAATTTACACACAAAGACAGACTATTTAAATCGTAAGATGTTTCTGGACCCAGCAGGCCCTGTAACTATTCAACGCTTTGAAGAAGTAAAATATCCAAAGATTGCCAAGTTTGAAGAAACAGCACGAGGGTTCTTTTGGCAACCAGAAGAGATTAGTCTAACCAAAGATGCTAACGACTTTAAAGACGCTAGTAATGCTGTAAAACATATCTTCACTAGTAACTTACTACGCCAAACAGCACTGGATAGTTTGCAAGGTCGCGGGCCAAGCCAAATCTTCATGCCTGTAGTCAGCTTGCCAGAATTAGAAGCACTAGTCTACAATTGGACATTCTTTGAAACTAACATTCATAGTAAGTCATACAGTCACATTATTCGTAACATTTACAACGTGCCAAAGGATGTGTTCAACACTATTCACGACACGCAAGAAATTATTGATATGGCAAGTAGCGTTGGTAATTATTATGATGACTTGCATAGAATTAACTGTGCAAAAGAATTAGGTCAACCTGTTGAAGAGACTGAACACATAAGAGCTATCTGGATGGCACTACATGCCAGCTATGCACTTGAGGCATTCCGATTTATGGTTAGTTTTGCTACAAGTTTGGCAATGGTGGAGAATAAAATCTTCATGGGCAATGGTAACATTATCAGTTTGATACTACAAGATGAACTGCTACACAAAGGCTGGACGGCCTACTTGATCAATCAAGTGATCAAAGATGACCCACGGTTTGCTGCCATCAAACAAGAATGCGAGCAAGAGGTTTATCAGTTATACATGGATGTTATCCGTGAAGAAAAAGACTGGGCAACTTATTTGTTTAACAAAGGTCCAGTGATTGGATTGAATGCCAACATTCTAAAAGACTTTGTAGACTACACAGCAGTTGGAGCACTAAAAGATATTGGTATCAAGTACCAAGCTTCGGCACCTAAGTCAACACCTATTCCGTGGTTTAACAAGCACACGGACACAAGTAAAAAACAAACAGCATTACAAGAAAATGAATCAACAAACTATGTCATTGGCATTATGAGTGAAACATTGGACTATGATGCACTACCAGCACTATAAGGAAATAAAATGAAAGCGACAGTATGGAGTAAGTACCATTGCCCTTATTGCGACCAAGCAAAGGCATTGTTAACCCAAAAGGGTATTCAATTTGAAGAGAAGAAAATAGGCGACGGATACACTAAAGAAGAATTACTAGAAGCTGTACCTAATGCCAGAACTGTTCCACAAATATTTTTAGACGATAAATTAATAGGCGGGTTCACAGAACTTAAACAACATTTCGAAAAGGTATAACATGTTCATTTCAAAAGGCGTAACAGAGGGTGAAGTAATCACATTAAAGCTAACAAGCGGAGAAGAGATTATTGCTAAGTTAGTAGAGGACGGCCCGATGTACTATAAGCTGTCAAAGCCAATGGTCATTGCCATGGGCGCAAAGGGCCCTGGGCTAATGCCGTACTTGTTTACCGTTAGTCCAAACGCAGATGTTAGATTATCTAAGAGCACAGTTACAGTAGCAGAAGCAACCGACGAGTCATTTGCTAAACAATTCCTTGAGTCAACAACTGGTATTGCGTTAGCGTAACGCCCATAATCATAGTGTATAAATACACTATGACTTACAAAATTAGGGCAGGCGCCCCATTTGATTTAGATAATTTATTCAACAGACCGGCTATAGATGCCGGTCCCATCGTTAATCTGTATCCAAATGCTATATTAAGTAATATTGATGGCGGAGATTTTGTGCAGGCTGTAACATTTACAGTAGACGGCGGATTCATCCCGGCAGCTGGAACTGCAACGTATGATCCAAGTAGGATATACGACGAAACTGACATAGTGCCTGATTAATATGACTACTCCAACAGGCAGCATTTTATTACGTCGAGGACCCACTACTGATCGAGTAGCGTTTGTACCACTTGATGGTGAAATAATATACGACAGCAATCAAAAGAAAATATTTATTGGTGACGGTTCTACCTACGGCGGGAATGCCGTGGGTACTGCACCTGGATCAATGTCAGACAGCTTTACAAACATTGTAGTAGCCGGACAATCTAATGTAGTAGCTGATTCAAGTACTGATACATTAACATTAGTAGCTAGTACTGGTATTGCTATAACTACTAACGCAACAACTGATACTATCACTATTGCAAGTACCGTAGTTGATACTAATACAACTTACGGAATTAGTGCAGAAACTGTCACAGGCGGTGCGCATCTAAGGTTAACTGGAAGTGACAGTTCAACTGATAATGTTAAACTTGCTAGTGGAACTGGAATTACAGTTAGTAGAACAAGTGCAGATGAAATAACAATCACAAATGCATCAACAGGTACAACATATAGTATTAGTTCAGAAACTGTTACAGGCGGCGCAAATTTACAATTAACTGGCAGCGATAGTTCAACTGATAATGTAAAAATTACAGGCGCCGGCACAGTTACAGTTACTCGTCCCGATGCTAACACCATTACAATTACAGGAAGTGCTCTTGGTGATATAGTGTTAGATGATCTAACTGATGTTTCTATAACAACACCAACAAATAATCAAGTTTTAAAATATAACGGCAGCTATTGGTATAACGGCACTGATGCAACAACCGGCGGCGGCCTGTCATCTAATAGCTTTGAAACTATTGTAGTAGCGGGACAATCTAGTGTAGTAGCCGATTCAAGTACTGATACATTAACATTAGTAGCCGGTGCAGGAATTAATATAACTACTAATTCAACCACTGACACTATTACTATTGCTAACACCGGGCAATCATCAATTGCTGCGGCTGAAACCGCAGCAGGAACTACACAAGGTACTGCTACTGTATTAACATCGATTGTAAACAATGTAACCACTGTCGCTGCGCTAACTGGAGTTAAACTTCCAACAGCTATTGCAGGAACACGTCTGCTTGTGTTTAATAATGGGTTGAACACTATGGCAGTATATCCTGCTAGCGGAGCAACTATTAATAGTTTGGCAGCTGATACAGCATTTTCGTTAGGTGTAAGTACACGATTAGAATTTGTTGCGGTATCAACTACACAATGGTATACAATGAATGCAACATATGCATAAAGGATTAACATGACAGGAATTGTTCGAGCTAATGCCGATGCGCATAATGGACATTCAGGATATAGAGTCCCGTTTCATAAAACATCTTATGCAAGTGGTAGTGGAAATGTTTTTGTAAATGGTGAACCAGCTGTAAGAAAAGGAGACTCGTTGGCGTGTGGGGATACCGCAGTCGGAGCCTCCTCTAACGTCTTTGTCAACAGTATACCAGTTCACCGACAAGGTGACTCGACTAGCGGACATGGCAATTGGGTTCCGAACGCAGCCGCCAGCGGTAGCTCTAATGTAATTGCCAATTAGTTTGACTATGTAACTTACATACTGTATAATAACAGTATGAATATATACTTAGACATGGACGATGTTGTTGCCGATTGGCATGGACAGGCACAACGAGTTCTTAAACTACGCTGGAACAAAAACGGTGACCGTATCCCACAGGAACAATGGGACCGAGTCAAAGACGACATGCGGTTTTATCGCAACTTGCCTTTAATGGAAGGCGCACACGAATTGGTATCAATGTGCCAACATTATATTAGTCGTAATCCCCAATTTCATCTACGTTTCCTTACAGCCGTACCACATGATTACTCAATGCCCCTAGCAGCAAGTGATAAAGTCATGTGGGCATTTGATCACTTCCCCGGAGTTCCGGTCACTATTGGACCATTCAGCCACGATAAATGGCGCCACTGTAAAACCAAAGGCGATATTCTAATCGATGATAGGCATAGTAACTGTAAAGAATGGGAAAGTGCGGGTGGTGTAGCACACATCTTTACTACTTGGGGAAACTGCAAACCATGGTTAGTATCAGTATTGCAAACGCCAACAGACGCTGTAGCTAATTAATATAACAATAAGGAGACTATTATGTCAGCAAACAAATATCAAGAATTTACAAAAATTGTCGAAGCAATGGAAACAGACTTTGAAAAATTTTACGACAAAGAAGTTAGTGCTGCCGGTACTCGTGTTCGTAAGGCTTGCCAAGAGTTAACCAAACTGTGCAAAGACACACGTAACGATGTTACCGCAATTAAAAACGCCCGTAAAGAACCAAAGTAAGTCAACTAAATACTAGTCTACGGCGTTATATAAGTATACCGGAGATTATTATGAAAAAGATTATTTTATCAATGCTACTGATAGTTGTAGCAGGAACAGCCAGTGCTCAGTGGCGTCATCATGGCCACGGTCCGACAGTTATATATAGAGACAGCAACTGGGCTGCTCCGTTAATCCTAGGCGGTATTGTTGGCGCCGTTATTGCAAATCAACAACAATCTGTCATTGTTCAACAGCCGCCAGTGTATGTACAACGACAAACTGTGTGTACAGAATGGAAAGAGATTCAATATCCCGATGGACAAGTCTATCGTGAAAGGACTTGTACACAATAATGGCTTACTCTGAAAAAGTTGTGGATCACTATGAAAATCCCAGGAATGTCGGATCTTTTGACAAGAGTGATACTGATATTGGTACTGGTATGGTCGGCGCACCTGCTTGCGGCTATGTAATGAAACTGCAAATTAAAGTAGAAGATGGAATTATTACCGATGCGAAATTTAAAACGTATGGCTGCGGGTCGGCGATTGCAAGCAGTTCTCTTATTACAGAATGGGTCAAAGGTAAAACACTTGACCAAGCAGGCAGCATTAAGAATAGTGAGATTGCAGAAGAACTTGCGTTACCTCCGGTCAAAATACATTGTAGCATATTGGCCGAGGATGCCATTAAAGCCGCAGTAGCTGACTACAGGTCTAAACATGATATCTATAACTGAAAAGGCCGCACTTAAAGTACAACAGGTTATTATTCGAAGAGGCAAGGGCCAGGGAATCCGCCTTGGTGTTAGAACCACAGGATGTAGTGGACTTGCTTATGTATTAGAGTATGTGGACACACCAACAGTCGACGACATATGTTACGATTGCAGAGATTGTAAAATATTTGTTGATCCAAAAAGTCGTGTGTATCTACAAGGATTAGAAATAGACTATGTGCGCAACGGTCTTAATGAAGGATTTGAATTTAATAATCCTAATTCCAAAGGCGAGTGCGGATGTGGTGAAAGTTTTAGAGTATGAAGAAAGTGTGGGATAGAAAAGCAACTCGAGATTGGATAGCTCAATTAGAGCATAGAATCGAAGACATCGAGTACTATCTGCGAAAGACTGTAGAATGGTGTGAAGCCAATGATGTATGCAGTGATCGCAGTGTATTTGCGTGTGTGGTAATGACAGCAGTTTGGGTCAGCCATATGCGTAATGAACCAATTTCCAAACAAGAGCTGTTTGAAATTTTGGGCGTCAAGGGCTGGGATAGCATTGATGATGCCGTTTATGAATTTAACCGTGATTACGAGACCTTCGAACACGAAGAACTACTGGAACTAGTTGCAAGCTCATTTTAATTGACAGTTGCCAGCTTAGGCAGTATAATTGTTATATGTTCTTAACTATTAGTCATAAACTATGAGTATGCATTTATGTGGCCCTGCTCTTACTACTACAGGTAAGAAAAAAGGTAAAAAGAAATTCGCATCTGCGGAACATAAACGAAAGGCGGAACAATTGGATCAAGAGTGGAAAGATCTTCAAAAACGCTGGGGCGTTGAAGCAGACAACAGAAAACGAGCTAAGGGATTAGCATCGCCAGTTTGGCAACCTGAAAAGATCGCATATAGAGGATCAAGTGAGCCAAAGATTCCAAGCCTAAATAGTGGGTTGGGAGTAGCAATCTTAGCACCAGCAAAAGTATATACTGGTACTAAGGTTAAAGGTATTGCCACTATGCATAAGAGTAATGCAGTACCAGTTTTTTCAGACGAAGAAGCTGTGGATATTAGTCGAATGCGTAGATAAGTATTTTTCATAAACACAAAGGAGAAAGAATGATTAAACTCATTAAAATCTTGCTTGTATTACTGGGCCTAGCATTAGTTGGCTGGATTGGATACAAAGCGGTCATGTATAAACTTGACCCGTCAAAGCAATTAGTAATGGCCAATACTGCTGTTACCGCAGAAGTACGTAACAAACAATTGGACTGTCTTGCTCGTAATATCTATTACGAAGCCGGAGGAGAACCATTTGAAGGTAAAGTAGCAGTTGCACAAGTTACTATCAATCGAGCAAACAGTGGGCAATTCCCAAGTGACATCTGTAAAGTAGTGTATCAAAAGAATGTAGTGTACGAAAAGGTGCTTTGTCAATTTAGTTGGTATTGCGAAAATACTAGTTTAGTAAAACCAAAAAATGCCAAAGTATTTCAAGAAAGTGAAATAGTAGCAAGACAAGTATTGCTAGAAAATTTTAGGCTACCAAGTCTAAAACACGCCCTGTATTTTCATGGTGCTCAAATTAATCCAAAGTGGGATAAAGAGCGAGTTGGTCAAATTGGAAATCACATTTTTTACAAATAAGGAAAAATTATGCAAATTAGTTTAAGAGAATTAGTTAATGTTAAAAAGATGATGGATAGCCTTCGCGAAAACATCGGACATCTTAGTGCAGAGACATTGGGATGGATTGGGGTCATTCTAGTACATTTGGCTACTATTCCAACTTTGGTTGCTGTGCTTACGGGTCTAACCGAAAAGTTACCTCCAGTGGACATTGTTGTCCTAATGTGGTTGGGCTTGTTCATGTTCTTTATTCGAAGTGTAATCGCCAAAGATCTATTGAACATTGTTACAATTGGATTTGGATTTTTTGTCCAAGCAATCTTGATGGCATTGATTATTTTTAAATAACCAAAAGACCTTGACATCAACACCCTCTGGTAGTATAATAGATACTACAGAGGGTTTTTACTTTAACACACACAGAAAGGCAAATATGAAAAACTTTGTAATTGGTACAATCTTCGGATTGATTTTGGCTACCGTTGGATTTAGCGGCATTGCTAGAATTATGGACAAAGGCATTGACACTGTCAAGACCCAAAGTCAGGAGATGGCAAAATGAAAAAGGCACTAACACTTATTCCTATTGTAATTGCACTTACCGCTTGCAGTGGGATGACTACTCTTAAAACAGAGAATCTCGAATCAAAGTCTGTACCTACATGGTATTTGGATTATGCTGATACAGGCAGTGAATCCACTAAATGGTACAAGCCATGGGATCAATCGGGCATGTACTATGCAGTTGCCGAAGATGTTAGCCCTTCAATGGAAATGTCCATGAAGAAAGCTACGCTCAAAGCCAAAGCAAAGATTGCAGATCGAGTTAACGGTGAAATGAACAACCGTACTACTATCAAGTATGATGAAGCAGGATCGCCTGATCGTCCAACTGGAACTGGATCTGCACAAGATGTAATCGTTAATTTGATTGCAGAATCGGTACTACGCACATATGGCGTTGAGAAGAAAATGGTTATCTACAATCCAGAGATGCATAACTATCGCTCGTTTGTCATGTTGAAGATTAGCAAGAAGGACGTTGACTCGCTTGCATCAACATATGACAGTAACAAGCAAGTTAAGTTGCAAGGTCGGGTTGGCGGCAAGTCTCTAGACGAAACTGCTAGTGAAGTTCTTAAACAATCAAGGCAATAACATGTTCAATCAAACTATTGATCGATTTACGCTGGAACAGCAAATTATGACTTGCTGGAGTGTAGTTGAAGATTTGCAAATGGTAGCT